CAGGAGCTGGTGGTAATGTAAATGAACAAGGAACTTACCTTTTAAACATTACTCAACCTACTCAAGTTCCTGTATTTACTGGTTCAATCTCAGGAACAACGCTAACTGTTACAGCTATGACTTCAGGAGCTGTCAATGTTGGTTCTGTTATTAGCGGAACTGGAGTAACAGCAGGAACTACTATTTCAGCTCTTATTTCAGGAACTGGTGCAACTGGAACTTACACAGTTAGCGCTTCTCAGACTGTAAGCTCTACAACCATAACTGGAACTATTGTTGCTTCTACCATTACTGCTTACTATCAAAAACCACTAGGTATTGATAGTGCTTATGTAAGGGTAAACACTAGCTCAAATGGGCAACCAATTTATAATGGTGGTTTAGATTACCAAATGGCAGTTTTAGCTTTGGATAACTACAACTCAATTGGCTTAAAAACTCTTAATGGCCCATGGCCAAAGGCAGTTTATTTCAATCCAAATGAGCAATCAGGAAATGTGTTCTTATGGCCAAACCCTTCACAAGGAGAAGTGCATTTATTTGCTCAAACTTTGTTTAGCAATTACGGAACTATGTATGACGATATAGTTCTTCCACAAGGCTATTCAATGGCTCTTAGGTGGTGTTTAGCAGAAAGATTAATGCCTATGTATGGCAAAGCCTCTGCAACGCAAATAACAATGATTAATGCTTACGCTGCTCAAGCTAAAGCAACTTTAAAACGCACCAATATGAAACCTATGGCATCAGCTCAGTTTGCAGATGCAATGCTCTCAAGCCGACAAAAGGATGCTGGTTGGATTCTTAGTGGCGGTTTCTTTAGATAAGGCTAATAAATGGCAGACTTTGGCTTTGTTGGCGCAGCTTATGAAGCTCCTTCCATCTATCAAGATGCTCAGGAGTGCATAAACTTTAGACCTGAAATTGATCCTACCCTTCCACAAGGAACTAGACAGGTTATTGCTCTTTATCCAACACCAGGACTTACTAATGTCGTAACACTTCAAAATGCTCAACAAGTAAGAGGCATGAGAACTGTTTCAGGTGGAGATTATATGGTTGCGGTATGTGGCCCTTATGTTTATGTAATGGGATCAACTTTTACACCAACAATTGTGGGTCAGCTAAACACTTCAACTGGTCAAGTAGGCATTACTGATAATGGGCTAAATGTTTATATCGTAGATGGCTCTAATCGTTACACTTGGCGCATTTCTAATCCAGCTTCTGCTGTATTTAAAGGAACAATTAGCGGAACTACTCTTACTATAACTTTGGTTTTAAGTGGAACAATAGCGGTAAATCAATCTTTATTTGGTATTGGAATATCCAATCAAACAGTCATAACGGCTGGATCAGGAACATCTTGGACTATTAATCAAAGTCATACTATTACTCCTGCAATTCAAATGAACTCTGCAACAGTAGGCGCTGTATTGACAGGATCTATGTCAACAACAACTTTAACTGTTTCGGCTGTTGCTAGTGGAACTTTATATGCTGGTCAAACCATAACAGGATCTACAGTAACTCCTAAAACTATTATTACTGCTTTAGGTAGCGGAACTGTTTTAAGTGAATCAATTGTTTCAGGTGGAACTGGTTATGGTGTAAATGAAAATATAACTGTTTTAGGTGGTGTTTATGGGTCTAGTCCTGCTACCTATACAGTTACTTCCATAGGCGGTTCAGGAGCTGTTACAGGACTAACAAGAACCTTTTCAGGTCAATACACTTCTAATCCTGCAAACAATGTATCTACTACTTCTGATGGTTCAGGAACAGGACTAACGCTTACTCTGACTTTTGGAACAGGAACTGGTTCAACTGGTAACTATGTCATAAACAATAGTCAGACTGTTACCTCTAGGACTATGTATGGCTTAAACTTTACAGAGATTCCTTCTACAGATGGAGCTTTTGCTGGTGGTTCTGTAGTCGATATTGTTGATAATTACTTTATCTATAACAGACCTGATACTCAACAATACGCTGCCTCTGATGTTCTTTCACCTATTACTTATGGTCTTTCCTTTGCTTCTAAATTTACAGGGCCTGACGATTTGGTTTCATTAATAGTCGATCATGGTCAGATTTACTTATTAGGAGAAAAGACTTCTGAAGTTTGGGCAGATGTAGGAACTTTTCCATTCCCTTTTCAAAGAATACCAGGCGCATCATCACAGCATGGAATAGCAGCTCAATTTAGTATGGCTAGATTTGCCAATTCGTTTGTTTATGTGTCTAGAAATGATCGTGGTCAAGCTGTTATTGTGCAAATGAATGGTTATTTCCCACAGCGTATTTCTACTCATGCTGTAGAAAACACTTTGGTAAATCAAACTATTAGTAATGCCGTAGCTTATACCTACCAGTTAGAAGGACATGAGTGCTATGTCGTTAGTTTTCCAAGTCTTGAATTGACATGGGTTTATGATGGAGCAACTCAGCTTTGGCATAAATGGCTTTGGACTGATACTCAAAATAACTACAAACGGCATAGATCCAATTGCGGAGCTTTGTTTCAAAACCAGTTTTTAGTTGGTGATTACGAAAATGGGCAAATTTATAGGTTAGATCCTAATAATTACACAGACAACGGAACTCACATTAGAAGAATGAGAAGATGTCCTCATTTAGTAGCTGACTTTCAAAGACAATATTTTGATGAGTTGCAAATTCAGTTTCAACCTGGCATTGGTTTGCAAGGCATAGAAACCTTTCCATTAGGCGATAACGACATAGGTATAAACCCTCAAGCTATGTTGCGTTGGTCAAATGATGGCGGTTCTACTTGGTCTAATGAACATTGGGCTGGAATTGGTAAAGTCGGTAAATACCAAAATCGTATTATTTGGCGCAGACTAGGACAAGCTAGGGATCGAATTTATGAAGTAGTAGTTACAGATCCTGTCAAAGCTGTCATTGTGTCGGCTAACCTAAAAGCCTCTGTAGGAGAAAACTAATGACTAATCTTATATATGCTCCATCCCAAGATAATCCTTATCCTCAGACTGATTTTATGGATGAGCAAACCAAAAGACCGACTAGAGCTTGGCAGATATTCTTTTCCAATCTTTTGAACTTTACTAGAACATCTCCTTCAGCAACAACTGGTGGAGCTGTTTTACCAGCTAATCCTGTTGGATTTATTGAAATGTCTGTTAACGGCAAGATTTATAAAGTGCCTTACTACAATCCATGAACCAGCTTATAGAATCTTTATCTTCTAATGCTTTAAGCGCTAATATTCAAAAAGCGCAAATAGAGCATTTACAAGATGAAATTTTAAAAATGCCTCAATCAAATATTATTACTGAACATTTATTTGCAGATGGTATTTATGAGCGAGTTATTACTATTCCTCCTTGGACTGTATTAACAGGAGCTGCTCATAAAACAGATTACAAAATTAGGCTTGAAAAAGGCACTATTGCCGTAAATGTGGGAATTGATGTCAAGATTTTGACTGCTCCATGCGAATTAGAAGCAAAAGCAGGGGAACAAAGAGTAGGCAGGGTTTTTGATGAAGAAGTAATTTGGAAGGATATTTACGAAAATCCTGATAATTGCCAAGATTTAGCAATTCTTGAAGATCGTCTTTATGTAGTGCCTGAATGTGGACTTGGTGAGAATAGGGTTGCTCTACAGATTAAAAACGCTCAAAATGATTACAGTCTTTTTTTATCGCAAATAGGGATAAATCAAGCAGAAATGGATAAAATAGTTACTATTGAATCCGATCTTATGGATATGCCTGAAGGGTATGCTGTAGAACTCAGAAAATCTAAGATTCATGGATTAGGATTATTTGCATTAAAAGATTTTAAAGTTGGTGAAATTATTTGTGCTGGTAGATTAGATGGAAAAAGAACTCCTGCTGGAAGATTCATAAACCATTCATTTGAAAGCAATATTCTTCCTCAACTTGTAGGAAACGACATTTATGCAGTAGCAACTTGCAAAATTCATGCAAATGAAGAATTATTGGTTGATTACAGAGCATCAATGAGGGTTAATTTTGGTATCAACATAATGGGGGAGTTACCATGTCAGGATGGGTAGCTGGTGCAGTAGTAGTAGGATCGGTTGCTTCAGGCTACTTGGCTGGTCAAGGAGCTAAAAGCGCTGCTAAAATTCAAGCGGATGCTCAAGCTAGAGCGCAAGGTCAGTTATTAGAAACTGGTTCAGCAGCAGCAAATGTTTACAATCCCTATGTTAATAAAGGGGTTACAGCTCTTAATAAAATGTCTGAAGATCCTTACTTTACCCAACAATTTACTAATCAGGATTTAAACGCTAATTTAGCACCAAGCTATGACTTTAGATTGCGTCAAGGTCAGCAAGCTAATTTAATGGCAAATAACGCAACTGGTGGAGCTGTAAGCGGTAATGCTTTGCGTAGCTTACAAGACTATACGCAAAATTTTGCATCAGGTGAATATGCCAATGCTTTTAATCAATTCCAAGCTCAAAGAGGAAATATTTTTTCTAATTTAAAAGATATTGCAAACTTTGGTTTAACAGGAACAACTGGTCAAGCAAATGCAATGGTTGGAACTGGAACTAATATTGCTAGTTTGACTGCTGCTGGAGGAAATGCACAAGCAGCTTCTCAGATAGCTCAAGGCAATATTTATGGAAATACAGCTCAAGGCATAGCAAATGCAGGAATGTATTACGGCATGAATAGACCTCAATATTATCAACCTACTCAACAAAATATGCAACCAAACTCAACTGGAAGCAATATTGTGTCTGATGTTCGAGTAGCCTAAAGGAAAAATTATGCCAGCTCTAAGTTCATTACCTGATGCAAGTATTTATGGAAATATTCAAGCTCCTAAAGCTATGTCGCTTCAAGAAATAACTGATTTAGGAAGAAGTTCTACTGCTTTTCAAAAAGAAAAGGCTTTATTGCCTTCAGCAATTCAGCAAGGTCAAGCAGTAGCTAAATCAGCTACATTAACAGCAGATACAGCAGAATTAGATAATAAGTTAAAAAATGTAAACGCAATAATTCAAGATCAACAAATGCTTTTAACCAAGCCTGATCTTACTTCTGATGATATTGTTGAAAAAGCAAAATCTTTTGCAAAACGATTTAACACTCCAAAAGAATCATTGGAACAAGCATTAGCTGGAATTCCTGTAAATGGAACTCCAGCCGATTTAAGAGCTTATATAGCTATAAACCTTTCAAAAACTTTAGGCTCTGTAAGTCAGCTAGAAAAATTATATCCAGGTGGTGTATTGCCATCACAGTTGCCTGAAACATACCAACTTCAAAATGCGCCAAATACGCAAACTCCAGTAGGAGTTAATCCTAAAGATATGAGCGAACCAGTTAAAGCTGAATATAGCAAACCTGAAAAACTTTCTTATCCTATACCAGTTGCAGGACAAGCAAGAAGTGTATTGCCAAGTGAAGAAGGTGACAGAGCATTTGGAGAAAAAACTCGTTTAAGTCTTGCATCATTTCAAAGTAATTATGGTGCAATTAAACAAAATTACGATAAATTAATAGAACAAACTGAAAAAGTTGCTGAAAATACATTTTTTGGAGGCGCTGCTGGAACTTTGGAAAGAGCATTAAAAGCCAAGATTGGGACTCCTGAATATCAACAATTAAGCAAAGATTTGGCTAAAGCTCAAATTGCTCAAATTGAAGCATCAGGTGGAAGTTTAGCTTCAGATGCAGGAAAATCACTTGCAGCTCATGCAAATGGAACAGTTGTCTATGATCCTGATGTTTTAATTGGAGTTGCTCGTAGAAATGCTGCTGAAATTGAAAATAAAAATATGCAAACAAATGGGCTAAGAATTGCTTCAGAAAAATTTGGTGATGCAAATTCTAAACATTTTTTGTCAATGTGGAACAAAAATTCTAATGAAAATGCAGTTTTTGAAATGAAATATATTTATGAGCGTGCTAAAACACCTGAACAAGGTAAAGAAGAAGTTGCTAAATATATTAAAGAGTCAGGTTTTTCAGAAGAAACACGCAAAAGATTAGCTACTAAATATAAGAATTTGCAAACTTTGGCAACTACAGGAAGCCTGTAAATGACTGATGCTCTATATGATGTTATTTTGGGAACTCAACCTACCAAGGGTTCTGCGCCTCCTCCTCAAGCTGGTTCTGCCAAAACAAATCAATACAATGTTGGTAATCTAAGACCAGTAGGATCATCTACAGGCTTTCAACAACCTTCTAGTTATGAAGAAGGTATTAAGTCTATGGATGACAATCTTAGGGTTTATGGAACAAAGCATGGCATTAATACGCTAAGAGGAGTTATTAGTCGCTATGCTCCTCCTCAAGACAAAAATGATACTGAAAGATATATTAACTTTGTAGCTCAAAAAACTGGTTTAAAACCTGACCAAGAAATAGACCTTTCTAATCCTGCTGTTCGTCATGTAATTAGTGGCCCTATGATTTTGATGGAAAAAGGTGGAAAAAATATATTTGGAGCATCTTCTCCTCAGCAAAAGAAAATGGTGGCAGTTTCTGATGATCCTTTATATAACATTATTGCTGGAACTAAAACTAAAGAAACTCCTGCTGTTCAAGAAGATTTAAAAAATGCTTTAGAAACACCTACAGAAGATTTAACCAAACCAGTAACATTTAATAGAAAATTTGCTCGTCAAGGCGAAAAAATGCGTGAGCAAGGTAGCAAATTGCAACCATTTGTTAAGGAAGTTGCAAAACCTTTAGAAGAAATTACTGCTGAAGATTATGCAAAGAAAAGCACTCCTGCTATTTGGGCTAAATTAAATTATGGTACAGATCAACAAAAACAAGAAGCACTAGATACCATAAAAGAAGGATCTAAAAAGTTTATAAAAGGTGCTTCTGATTTTATTAATGCACCAAATAAAGGTGAAATCATCAAACAAGGATTAGCTGAAATTGCTAACAATCCTGGCAAGTTTATTGGTGAAAGCGTTAAAAGCGTTGTATATCATCCTGAACAAATTGTTGTAGGAAATGTTGCAGGAAAAGCTGTTGGAGATGTTGCAGGAAAAACAATTGGACAAGTTAAAAATGTAGCAGAAACAGTTGCACAAACTCCTGCTTATCAAGGTTTAGTTAAAAAAACTAAAGGCGCTACTGAAACAATTCAAGAAAGTTTTGAAGCCTATAAAAAAGCTCAATCTCAACAAGGAGTAGCTGCTCCTGCTGGAGCTAGTGTTGGAGCTGCTCAGACTGCAAATAAAACAATTATTGATGAGGCTATTTCAAGAGCATCTCCTGAATTAGCCAAAGAATTATCAACATTAAATCCTAATAAAATAGATGTAAAAGTTTTAAATAATCATATGGATGCAGATACCTTGCCAGTTCCTATTAGATTATCTGAAGGTCAAGCAACAAGAGATCCTAATATTTTTTCTCAAGAAATGAACAGTCGAGGAAAAAATAAAGAATTTGCTCAAAGATATAACGAACAAAATGCCCAATTAATTGATAACATTGATGCAATTAAAGAAAAAGCATCTCCTAATGTATATGGAACAAACCATGTAGAAAATGGTCAATCTTTAATTGATTCATACTTGGATATAGATGCTACTAGACTAGCTAATATTGATACAAAATACAAAGCTCTAAGAGATGCTGATGGAGGTGATTTTCCTATTGATGGTGTTAAATTTGCCGACAATGCTCTTAGCTCTTTAAAGAAAAATCTTAAAACAGAATTTTTACCTGATTCAATTAGAAGGCAAATTGATGGTTTTAAGCGTGGTGAACCCATGACTTATGAACAATTTGAAGCTATGAGAACAAATTTAGCTGCTGAAATGCGTAAAGCTGATAGAGCTGGAGATGGTAATACTGAATTTGCTCTTGGAAAAGTAAGAGAAGCTCTTGATGATTTGCCTTTAACTAATGAAACTAAAGAGTTAAAGATATTGGCTGATGAAGCTAGAGCTGCTGCTAAAGAGCGTTTTGATACATTAGATAAAGATAAGGCTTATAAAGCTGCTGTAAATGGAAAAGTTTCTGCTGATGACTTTATTCAAAAATTTGTTATTAGTGGCAAAAAAGCTGATATTGATAAAATGGTTTCTCATTTAGGGGTTGATTCTCAAGCTAGAGAAGTAATGGCAGCAGGACTTGTAAATTGGCTTAAATCTAAAGCTGGAATTTTAAATGATGGATCAGGAACATTTAGTCAAAAAGGTTTTAACAAAGCGCTTGATAGCATTGATCCTAAAATATTAAATATTGTTGGCCCTGAAGTAAATCAACAATTAAAAGCATTAGGTAGAACTGCTAGAAACATTCAAGAAAGACCAGTTGGCGGTTATGTAAATGAGTCTAATACTTTAGTTGGCACACTAGCTGAAAAGGCTAAAGGTGGAATTGAATTTGGCTTAAACTTGGCTGGTGGCGGTCAATATGGATTGCCATTAGGAACAATGGCAAGAAGCGCTGTTCGTAATGCTCAAGAAGCAAAAAAAGTAAGAGAATCGCTGAAACCAGGCGCAGGAATTAAACTTAAAGACATAGGCAAGGAATAATCATGGCATCAGTTCTTTTATCCCCATACGGAGTAGGTCAGCAATTTTTTGATGACAATGGAGTTCCTTTGGCTGGTGGTCTAATCTACACCTATCAAGCTGGATCTTCTACTCCATTAGTAAGTTATACAACAAGTAGTGGAACTATAGCAAACTCAAATCCTATTGTTTTGGATGCTTCAGGAAGAACTCCACAGCAAATTTGGTTGCTTACTGGTTTCTCTTATAAGTTTATTTTGCAAAACGCTGATGCAGTATTAATTCAGACTTTAGACAATATTTATCCAATTTTGCAAAACGCTCCAACTACTTCTGTTGCTGTTCCAAGTGGTTGCATTTTATTATGGTCAGGATCAACTGGTTCTATTCCTGCAACTTTTGTTTTGTGTGATGGAACAAATGGAACTCCTGATTTAAGAGATCGTTTTATTGTTGGAGCTGGTAATACTTATGCAGTAAATGCAACAGGCGGTTCAGCAGATTCAACTCTACCTACCCATACACATACTGTTAGTGATCCTGGTCATGCTCATACTATAAATTGGGGACAAAATGCAGGAACGGCTGGTTCTTCAAGTGGTACTAGCCTTGCAACTTTTGCTCAATTTTCTGCTCTTATACAGCAAACTGCAACTGCAACAACTGGAATTACATTAGTCAATGCTGGTGTAAGTCCAACAAATGCTAATCTGCCTCCATATTATGCTTTAGCATACATTATGAAACTTTAGGAATAAATATGGTTACAAGTACAGAAGCCAAGTTAAATTCACATGAAGCCGTATGCGAAATTCGCTATGACTCAATTTGTGCAAGGTTAAAACGCATTGAACAAATCTTAATAGGTAGTGCTGGATTTATTATTGTTACCTTAGTTACTCTAGTATTAAAGGTTAGTTAATGATGTATGTCCGATCCTTTTGGAATTATAGATGGTGCTAAACAGGTCACAAAGACTCTTAATGAGTCTGTAAAAGCATCAGAAGAACTAAGTAAAGCAATTGATGGTGTACTGGCAGTAGCGGATAAGGCAGCAAAAGAAAGGGCAGCATCAAGGAAAAATTCAAGGATTGTTAACGCTGATACAACTACCATCATTGAGGCGGTAGACGAGTTTCAAAGGCTAATGTTAGCCAAGCAGTCTGAAGAAAAGATTAAAGAAGAAATTAGTAAAAAATACGGTATTCACGCTTGGGAAGAAATACAAGGTATCAAGGCAAGAAAGCAATGGGAAGAACGGCAAGATAAATATTTAGAGCAAAACGATAGGCGGGTGATGAAAAGCGTGATGGCACTTTGTTATATGTTTTCAGCTTGGATTGCTTACGAGTGTACTTGGGGGATTTGGAAATAATATGTTACCAATAATGGCACTATTTGATGTTGGGATGAAAGTCCTAGATAAGTTTATTCCTGATCCTGAAGCCAAAGCAAAAGCTCAAAAAGAACTCTTACAGATGCAACAAGAAGGTCGTTTAGCTGAACTCAATGCCGATAACATTGAGGCACAGGAACTTACTAAAAGACAGCAAGCTGACATGGCTAGTGATAGTTGGTTGTCTAAAAACATTCGTCCTATGACGCTTGTTTTTATTTTGGTTGTATATACAGCATTTGCAATTATGAGTGCGGTTAACATAAATGTGCATAAACCTTATGTAGAACTTCTTGGGCAATGGGGTATGCTTATTATGTCGTTTTATTTTGGTGGTCGTACCCTAGAAAAGATTATGGATATGAAAGCTAAGAAAAATGATTGAATCTCAACTTTTAGCTCTTGGAATTGAAGGAAAGTGGCTTGAACCTTTATTAAAAACCTTTGAAAAATATGAAATTAACACTTCTACAAGACAAGCTGCTTTTATTGGTCAATGTGGGCATGAGTCAGCTAACTTTAAAACCTTAGAAGAAAACCTTAATTATTCGGCTAAAGGTCTTATGGGAACATGGCCTAGTCGATTTACAAGCCTAGAAATAGCTACTCAGTTTGAGCGCAATCCTGAAAAAATAGCCAATAAAGTCTATGGTGGCAGAGCTGATTTAGGCAATATTGAAGATGGAGATGGCTGGAAGTTTCATGGAAGGGGTCTAATACAGCTTACAGGAAGGTCAAACTATACAGTCTGTGGGTTAGCCTTAGATAGACCATTTGCGGAGCATCCTGAGCTTGTTTTAGAACCTGAAAATGCTAGTCTTACGGCTGGTTGGTTTTGGAACAAAAGAGGTCTAAATGCTTTAGCCGATTCTGAGGATTGGACTACCATTACCAAAAGAATAAATGGTGGGATTATTGGGTTAGAAGATAGAATTAACAAAATCCATAAAGCTATGGATATTTTAGGAGCTTAAAAATGATTAAAGAAACCAAAAAGCATGAAAAGCGTGAAGAAGCGCAAATGATTAAATTGCGTAACGCTGTCTATGAGTTTGGCAAAGAATTAAAAAAACATGAGAAAGAGCCTATGGATAAAGCTCATCCCATGAAAAAATAACTATTTAAGCCTTAATACCTTAGCTTTTCTAAGAACAGCTTCATATTGTTGTTTGGCTTCATCATCTAACTTACGCAACGGAAGATTTTGCCAATAAGACCATTTGTCTTTGTATTCCTGAAGCTCAGATGGAGGAGTCCAACCAGCAAGCCTCCATCTAATTGATATATCTGTTCCACTTGTAGTCCAAATATGCTCCATAAGTTTCCTTAATAGTATCTATGTTTAGGCATACAAGTTACTTCAACAGGAATATCAGAAGTAAAGCCGTTAATAGAACGCTTGGTTGTTATTACCACAGCTCTTAAACCAGCGCCTTCACATTCCGTAACACCATTAATAACTTCATTTCTAGTCAATGCAGCAACTTGTTTATCCAATATTAACTGTTGAGCTGGAGCTTGGCTATAGACTGTTGGATTACTGGAACAAGCAACCAAAATCCCACAAATCAACACTAACAATATTTTTTTCATCACTCCTCCTTAGAATGGAACATCATCCTCAATTTTGTTAAAAGAAATGCTTGGCTTTTCTTTATCTTCAGGAACATTTAGGTAAGCAAGAATAGCTCCTTCTTTCATAGCAAAGATTGGAATTGATTCTATTTTGAGCATTAATCCATGCTTTGTTTCCATTACAACTCCAATAGATTGATAGCGCTTTTTCATAGTTCCATCATCACCTTTAAATTCCGATACTGCTGCCTTCACAAAGTATTTAATTCCCATTTCGTTTCTCCATAAGATTCACTTCTGCTTCTACTTCAATTAAAAACTGTTTAATTTCGTTTTCCATTTCTGCAATAAACTTATCATCTCGATTAATCCGAATAATGAGCAGTTGGCTTCTTTCAGGCATACGAGGATCAAAGCTCACAAAGTCACACCATTTAGCTCCTGTAACTGACATCTGAGCTTGCATTTGAATGATGTATTTGTTAGGCGGTTCATTAGCCTTTATATAGCTCCAATGTGTAGCTGATGATGGACATTTTATTTCGATCAAAGCATCAGTTCCAACAAGACCATCAGGAGAACATCCAAAATTAACAATAGTAGGATGATCTACAAAAGCAATTTGATCTACAAAATTGCCTGAAAAAACCTCGTATGCAACCCTAGCTTGAGGCTCTGTAGCTGTTCCCCATGCCATAGCATCATTGGTATAAGATTCTTCTATGGTCTTTGTAACTCGTTGCAAAGCAAGCTCAATCAGATAGTTCACTCGACTAGCTGAAGCACCTGATTTTGTCTTTGCCAATATGTCAGCAACTCTAGAAGCAGTAACTTTGCCTAAACGGAGCTGATGCCATTCATCAGTTCCTTGCTGTATTGCTGCAATACGATCTTCAGTCGTAAATGTAGTCATCACTTCTCCCAATAAATATAAAAAAGAACTATTAAAATAAATATCCAACAAATAAGACCAGTAAGAGCTAGAAATGTGATTAAAAGTGTCATTTTTTTCTAGCCTCTTTCTGTTTTTCTAAGATTGCATCAAAGATAGGTTTAAGTTCCCAATTCTGCTTTTTTGGCATCTTTGGCTGTTGAAATGGTTGCGACTGCTGATTTGTCTTTTGACAAGGCTTTGTAGGCTGCACCATAGGTTTCCTTTAGTTCTTCAATATTTTTAGCTCCATTAATTGCTACACACCATGTATTTGCTTGCTCACTTAAATTAACAATTTCATCTTCAGGTAAATCCTCACCAGCGTAAATGTAAAGACCAATCCCAAATAAACTGATACATTTTGTGAGGCAGCGCATCATTCCTGTATTAACATCCATTGCATTAGGGTTTGAAATAGCTGTATTTTTATTGTTGATAACTGGCATTTGACAAGTCATAGATTTACCAAAAGCAGTTACTGTGCAAAAAACCATTAAAGTTTCGTTAAAATAAACAGGCTCTCCAAAAGTCCAAGTTGCTGATGGATCATTTTGTAATAGTTGATCTACTGCCCAATTCCAAGAAAGGTATGTAAATTTTCCTTTCTTGTCTGTATGTTCGTTTACATTAATTAATCGTAATTCGTTAAATGTTTTCATCACTTTTCCTTTAGTCGTTGATTTCGTTTTCTGCTGCATCTTTGGCAAAGCGCTCCATGTAATCCAAAGCCATCATCATTATTTTTCTGCCAATTAGTTCGTAATTTCCTGTATCAATCATGGCTTGGAGAGCATCAGCTCTATCGGCATCTAGATCACCCATAGCCTCAGCTATAGCTTGAGTTGTTCTGTAATCGTATTCACCACCTACTTTCATCAGCTCGTAGGTTCTGTGTTCGATTTCGTCTGAGCGAGTGTCGTAATCTTCAGGCTCATAGTAAGCATCATGTTTAGACATCATTAGAAGCCTCCTGTTCTGTAGATATAGACAAGAGCTAGGAAGATGCCAATAGTCGCTCCCATAATCCAAGAGGCTAGGACTTCCCATAATTTAGGTTCTTTTTGCATACAATTTCCTTTCGTCAATTAAACTGCTTTAGGTCTTTGAATTAGTGTTTGCTTAACACCATTACGAACACCATGTTCTTTAATACTGGTCTTTATTGTAACTGTCTGACCTTCTGCCAACTCCCAAATTGAAGAAGCGTTGCCTTTGTAGATTACAACATTTTGCTCTGCATCTTCAAAAATAAATAAACCGATTACTCCAAAATGACTGTCTAAATTGATAACTTTTTTCAATGTCAAAGTTAATTCAATTTTTTCTCCAACAGTTCCAATATGCTGACGCTTGGCATCAATAAGAGCTTGTTTACTAGCCCATTCAGCTTTACGAGCTGCACGATCAGCAATGCACTTACGAACAGCTAAAACTTGTTTTTCAGACAATTTGCCGTAGTTGTCAAAAGCAGCAGCTAAAGAACCAATAAAACCTTCTGCGTAACATTTAAAATTGCCTTCATCATCATGGATTCTTCCAGCAGTTAAAAAGTTTTGAATTTCATTGTGATCTTCATAAGTATTGCAAAAGGTTTTTACAGCGTTAGCAATAATGCGAGCTTTAGTAGCTTTTGCATAAGCTACAGGATTGTCAATAATTGTTTGAACTTGAATGTAACTACCATCATTTAATCTCATTCTAGCCATTTTTAATTTCCTTTCGACACTTGTTTAAGAGCTTTTATTGTAACACTATAAAACACTTTGCAACACTTTTTGAATAATAATTAGGAAAGCCCTATTTTTAGGGCAATCCACCTTTAAACAGTTTCCATCTTTCTCCAAGACTGTGAACCCATCCAACTGCGTATCTCTTTGCCATCAGAGGCTCTTGTAGCAGACCAGTAAACCCTTACACCATCAACTCTTGTGCAAGTAAATTCAGAGTTGGACTCTTTGCTTACTTTCTTATCACCTACACGAATTGGCTCTACTTCTTTTTTAGCAACTTCAATCAAAGGTGTTCCATGAACCTTGTTAGCAATACTTTCCAAAGTAGCTGCAAAAGATTTACCAGCATTAGCTTTGTTTCTGTAACCCCAAACAATTTGGCTAACTGTGCTTTTTTGATCCACAATATGAGCTTCTGCAAAAAGCACTTTAACTTCTACCCATTTCCTAA